GCCGCCTGTGCAATGGTGGGGGCTAAGGATTTAAGTAAACCACCTAGCTTCATCTAAACAAAATCACCAGTTGTATAAGTAACTTGAGGTCAGCTATCGCTTTTGTCCACGCCGTCGGCGTCTTCCTCCGCGACAATTTCATCGATAGTATCGCATACATCTGGGACAACTACACCCGTTGTCGCAGATAACGCTCCCCGACCGACTGCTCGAACGCCCTTATAAAACTGAGAACAATAAATTTCTTTGTTATCAATGACTTGCTGTACTGAAGTGCAGCTACTCAATAATATCGCTATAGACAATATTGCATATCGCATCAAAAGATTCCTTGAAAACGTTGCGGTTTAAGAAGAATTGGGCTGTAGCCTTTCAAGGCAACGCCACCTTTATTCATTTTTTTAGGCTTGGCTTTATCTAAAGCAATAGCCACCGCTTGTTTCTGAGGGTAACCCTCGTCTTTAAGCTTGCTTATGTTTGAACTAATGGTCTTTTGACTAGACCCGCGCATCAAAGGCATACGACCTCCTATGCGTTGGTGAACTCAGCACCACGCAACGCAGCACCCATACCACGGCGCTTGCCTTTGGTAATCTTGGCTTTGGCGGTGTTTGGAGTCTTTTCTTCCTTCATAGTAGCGTAAGGAATACGACCCTGATCTTTAATATCCGCATAGGTAGTGGGTTTTGGTGGCTCTTGGATAGGTCCACCCATAATCTTAACAGCAGCCATTTCTAGCCCCCTTGGTTGTTTCTCTGATTTAAGCGCATAATTTCACGCTCCGTTGATGCTTGTATCTTCTTGTCGGTGGCCTCTTCCTGGCTCGCCAGACGCTGATCAAACTGTCTTGCTCTTTCTTGAAGCGTAGCTTGCTGAAGGTCAAGCTTACGCTGCCCTTCTGAAATATCGGCTTGTGTGGCCTGCGCCTTGATATTTAGCTCTTCCTGCTTCAACGCGACTAATGGATCACCTCCTTCTCCGCCACCCATAATTTGCTGGCTTTGTTGGCGCACCGCCTGCATATCTTGAGCGACTAACTGTGCAACAAGTTGTTCTACCTGCAACATCTGATCTTCAGTAAGCTCTTGACCGCCACTCTGCTGAAGCATCTGAGCCGTTGCCTGCTCTCTAGCCTTCAGGCGTACATGTTCCAGAACGTGCTTCTGCAAGGCCATTGCCATGGGAGGTGAGCCCTGAACGACACCCGACGCCATAAACGTCAAGTGAGCCAGCATGTGCGCGTCATGGTCCTGACCCTCGAACGCCAGCATTTGCACGTTATCCAACGCATCAATATGCTCTTGCGCCGGGTCTTTCGGCTGCGGCTCTTGAGTGGCAGGCGCTTTCAAAATAGTGTCGACGTCCGTTACCCCTAACGCATCATACATCCTACGAAACGCCTCATGCGTGTTGTGCAGTTGAGGAGCCTGCATTGCAAGCTGTAGCTGCGACTGCGCCAAAGCAATCCGCTGCGCTTGAGAAAATATATTAGGGTTGGACACGGGAACCACGTCAACGCGGTCATCGAAATCCTGCGCCATTACACCCTGCTCGCCACCGCTAACAGAATACGGGTATTCCTGTGGCAAGAAGTCGTGAATCACACGAGCCAGCAACTTGAACTCGTTCTTCATCGCATAGTGCAGGCGCTTATGCACCGCGCTCATCACACGAGTGCCTTGCTCCAACATAGCCACAGTTGTGCCGACGGCCGCGTTCTGGTTGCCCTCACCCACCTTCATGTCTGTAATCGTGGCAAACCGACGCCCAGCATCCACTACAAAACCTAGAAGCTGCATAAGCGTTGTGTCAGGGCCCTTGAAAGGCAAAGCCATCAAGCTGTCCCGAATAGCGCCCCCCGGAGCGTCGACATCTCTAAATTCACCAGGCTGCAAAGGTTCGCTGTCTTCCTGTATACGCAGCCCACGAGCCTTAAAACCCGCTGGGAGGTTGGACAAGGTGCCCGCATCAATCAACTGACGCAATGCAGCCGTTGCCGTGCGAGAGAGCCCGCCAATCGTGTGAATTAGGCCCAGACCATAAAAGCCCAAGCCCGGAAGGAACTTGTAATGCACGAAATACTGAATCTTCGTGTTAGCGGCGTCATCCTCCGCATAATTGCGCCGGACAGATAAGGGTTGGCCGTTATCTTCACTAAGGGTGACGATATAGGGCAGTTTTATGCCAGTTTCTTCGCCTTCTTCGTCCTTATCCTCAAACCCAGGTAAGTCCAAATCAACGTGGAATTCCAACAAAGTGCAGTCATAATCAACATACGACGGGTGTACACCCTGTATCTTGTTAATCTGCTCAGTGACGTTATCCAATGATTCTTGGGCCGGGGACACCGGGACGTCCAAATAGAACCCCGCAACCTGCTTCTTACGCAAATCGTTCGCGGTCATCGGAACTACGTGCGTAATAACCGGAGCCGTCGATAAACTACTCGTTTCATACGGAACTACCAAATTTTCCGCAGGCACAAACGTACTTACCGCACGGCCTAACGTTTCATCGTAGTAAACCTTCTTGAACGTTGAACCCGCCAGCGGTAAATAAAACAACATCTGATCAAATTCTGGCGTGTATTCTTCCATCACATTCGTGATGTAATAGTTCATGAACTCTTTTACACGCCGGGCCTGGCCTTCCTTCTCCTTGGTCGGGGCCCCCACCACTTGTGTCCTAACCGGACCGCTAGGTGGCAACAACTCATTGAACGCCTGGGCCTGAAACTGAACGGCCGCCTCCGCAAGCAAAGGATGCGTCACACCCGTAGCACCACGGAAAGGCTCTGAACGCTCTTCGTATGTCAAACCCAACAACTCTAAACCTTTAGAGTACGTGTCTTGCCAGTCTTTGCGAGAAGCATCGTTGGCGTCATACTGCTCCATCAGGTCACTGGACAAAGCGCCTAAATCGCCCATATCCATGTCTTCAGCCAGATTCCGGTAAAAGTCACCCTCGTCTGAGCCGAGGTCGGCGGTCGGATCAAAATCAACAACTGCCCCTCCCTCTTCGTCTATCTCTATCTCAACACCATCCGTGTCCAAAACAGACAAACCATTAGGCGAAGCTAAATCCGCATCGTCTTCAATACGTGGCAACTCAGGATCGTCATTCATACGATCCATCAAAGAAACTACCGGACGATCACCATTTGCCATAATTAACGTCGCCCCATGACCATATTAATATTATTAAGAAGATTCTTACTTAAACCGTCGTCTACAGCGCCCATAATACCGGCCCTGTTCATCAGGTTACGGTCCACGGCCGACGGGCCGCTGGTGGCTTCACCACCCATGTTAAAACCGACACTGCCTAAATTTATCCCCAACTGAGATGCCTTTTGACGCGCGTCTTCTTCCGACATGCCAAAAGAAGCTGCGGCGTCCGCAAGACTAAGGCCCTGTCTGCCCGCAAAATCCAACATACGCATCGCCGCTTCTTGCTCTGTGTACGGCCCTTGGCCTATAGCGGCGTCTGCCGTGTTTAAACGTCGAATAGCCGCCTGTTGCTCTGCCAAGGTAGGCGTAGCTGGCGGCATTGCCCCCGTGGTCAACGGTTGATCTGTTATATATTGAACCCCTGTGGGGCCCCGGCCATAGCCGAAATCACTAACCGCTCCCAGAACTTCTTGAGTGCTAACCGGGGTGGTTATGCCAAAACCAGGTTGCTGCCCAATTACAGGGTTCACCGCCGCAGCAACATCTTCTGCGGTCATCCCCCCAACTGAAGCTACATAATCTCCAATACGTTGGGCAGCAATGTCCTTAGTCTGTGAGGTGCTGTAAAGCTTTTGAATAATCTCTTCCCGAGTAGGGGCAGGCGTCGTAGGCGTCGTAGGCGTCGTAGGCGTCGTGGTCCCCGCTAACGGAGAACCAACCACGTTCCCCGTGGTATCCGTGGTGAAAGTGCTTGTCGTAGTAGGCGTGGCTCCCGTAGTGCCAATCACCTGGTCCGAGGTCCGCGTGCCGCCAGGCGTTACAAACTGATCACCCGTAGTGGTCAAGATAGTACCCGTCGCGCTACCCGGAGGCAGACCCGCCGCAGCCGCTTGCTCGGCAGACAAACCTACCGTCGTGCCACCCAGGCCACTGCCCATTATGTTAGCTCCGGTGGACGGAAACACCGCTGTGATGTCCATCTCTCCAGAAGGCTGTAAATCCGCACGCCCCATAGTGATACCAGTCGTCGGCTCACCACTGGGCAAAACACCCTTGGATACCACCGGCACCGGGCGATTAAGAATTCTGTCGTAGAACGTAAGGGCAGCGGGCCCCGCGACGTTATACGCGGGCGTTTGCGTAATCGATTGTGGATCGTAAGGCAGACGAGACGCCAATTCCTCCGCACCAAACATGGCCGCACCCGGCTGGCGAGGCTCCGCAGGAGCAAGAGGTAAATCTTGAAAATTTGCACCTTCCGCAGAGCGAATAGGAGACAAACTAACAATGCCGTCTCCACCCGTGGCGGTAGCCGTCCCGGTGCCTGAGCCCCCAATGGACAGTTGGCCACGGACCTGGTTGAACGCTGATTGATAATTAGGGTCGTTTAACGCAACCCCATTGTCCCGCGCCCACTGATCCGCCCTAATCCTAGCCGTATTGATATCCGACTGGTTTTCGTATTCCGCAAGCTCTAACTGTAGTGCCTGCGCTATTTCGTCTCTGGTCATCGACCGCTACCCTCACCCATAATACGCAGCCCGCACTCTGGCAGGCTCTTCGGAACCCCAATCGTCGGTAGGCAACTGTACAAAGTTACCCTGACGATAACGCATTAACGCTTGAGTGGTACTGTCAACCAAATCATCATGCTCGCCGTTAGGGAACGCAGCACACTCTTCTATCAACTCATGAGCCCATTGCTCATCCGGCACCCAAATCATGCCTGCTTCCAAAAGAGGCGCAATAGAGTGGACTCTCGTGACCTTATCATTGCCACGAGACGGCGTAAAGTTTACCACAGGGATTCCCATATTCCGAAGTTCGTGCGTTAACGGCATACCAGAAGCCTTCGCCTCAATAATTACCGTCTCAGGGTCCCAATACTTGTACTGGTCAAACGCAATCGCCTTCAGTTCAGGAAAATCCCACCGCCCCTTCTGCAAATCTAACAAAATCAAATTGGGCTGCGTGCCCTCGTCCGGGTGAAACACACCCCATGTCGTAATCGCACTGTAGTCAGCCGTCTCTCGCTTAGAAAACGCCGTGTCATAGCTCTGAATAACGTATTCAAGCTTAGGTATTGACGGTTTTTCCCAAAAATGCCACCACTCACGCTTCAGGATCGCATTCGTGTCGCCCGTGGGCTGCTGCTGGTACTGCGCGTTCCACTTATTTGGCGGAATAGACGCTTTTACCGCCTGCAAATCGTCCAAAGACCAATATTCCGGCCACACAGGGTCCCCAGAAGGCAGCTCCATAGGGAATTCTACTATCTCCCACTGATCCGCTAACGGATCACGAGCCATCTGACGCACCAATTGACCCGTCAAGTCCTTCTCAGACCAACGAGTCATCACCAAAACTATCGCTCCACCCGGCTGGAGCCTCTGACGGGGGCCCCCTGTGTACCAATCCCAGGCATCATCAAAGCCTGTATTCGACATAGCAGTCTGTTCAGAATGGGGATCGTCGATAATACATAAATCAGCACCACGACCAGCGAGATTACTGCCAACACCGACAGCATAATACATACCGCCGCGAGCAGTATCCCACCTTCCACTAGCTTTCGAATCGGCGGCCAAACCCGATTCAGGAAAAATCTCTTCATAGTCTTCTCGCTCAATCAGATTTTTTACTTTTCTACCGAAACCTACCGCAAGTTCCGTGGTGTGCGTGGCCTGAATGATCTTCATCGCAGGGTTGCGCCCCACCATCCAAGCAGGAAACAGGAAACTAGCAAATTCACTCTTGGTATGACGCGGAGGCATGTTGACGATCAGACGCTTTAGCTTGCCGTTGGCCACGGCCTCCAGTTTTTCAGCAATCAGACGATGGTGCTTACCCGCAATGAACTCGGGCCACATCGCGCGGACAAAGGTCAAGAAGTCCTGCTGGCACGCCTCAACGCGCTCCAACTGCGCCAAACGCAACTGAAGCTTTAGCTGACGGTCCGCAACTTCATCCGGGCTGTCTAAAGGATCAGTCATCCGCAATCAAAGCCTTTACTAGATCGGCGTCGCCAGAATTCATAAAGATCGGGGTCTGCGGGCCCATGAACGCGCCCAGGACATTAAAGTCAAAATACTCTATGGCGTCCTCACGAGTCATGTCCACCGCCCCATCCATCAGGATATCAATGCATTTCTGTATATCGTAGACCAGAACAGGCCCCTCGTCGTCACTTACCGTCGTTCCGTAAGCCGTTCCAATTATAGCGTCATCAAAACCATCTGCCTTCAAATACATGTCGTCTTCCACGGCGTTTATGCTCAATTGAATTTTTTTAAATTTACTAGTCACGTCTTGGGGCCCCTGTGCGGTCTTATATGCAATTTTATGCGATTCAACTTATATGGATTTTTGCAATTTTTTCGCGACTTTTCAAATTGTTTTTTCTCATCATTGTTCGTGAAAAACATGCCCAAGCACGCGACCCGAGTAAAAGGGGTCCCGGGCGCGTTTGTACGTGAAATCCGGCCAATTAATTGCGATCCGCCTCGATTGGACCAGGGGCCCCGGCACGCGGTCCTGGGACCAGGCGCCAGGGATCGCGGCCACCGGCCCAGGGACCAGGGCTCTTGCCAGGCGTGCCAGGGATCGCGGCCACCGGCCCAGGCGCCAGGGATCGCCCAGGCGGGCCAGGGACCAGGGTGGCGGTACGCGGTACGTTTGCAGGTGTTCTAGGGCCGCCCAGGGCGGCCAGGATCGGCGGGAGTTTACCTGGGAGCGTTTGCCAGGCGAAAAAAAACCCGGCGCTGCGGCCGGGTTTCTCG